ATCTCCCGGCAAGCCCGGCCCTTGGTCCCATGTATAAAGCCCAAAGCGACGCCAGCCGCGCGCGCGCATCCATTCCAACCAACCTTCCCAATAGGGCTGCCATTCATTCTCGCGATGGATCAGGCCAAGATTGATCAGCGCCTGGCCATCCGGCCGCAGCGCTGCGTCCAGATGCTGGAACACGCCCTGCATCAGCGCATCCCAATCCGAGACACCGCCGGTCGTGTAAGCCCTCTGGTTCCCATAGGGCGGGCTCGTGAAGAGCATCGCCGCGCGATCGCTTTCCATCACGCGCGCCACCGTCGCCGCGTCGGTGCTATCCCCACACAACAACCGATGCGCGCCCAGCAGCCACAAATCACCGGGGCGAGAGACCGCCTGGCGCGGTGCCTCGGGCTCAGCATCGGCGGGATCGTCGGCATCATCGCCAATCGCCGGCGCGGCAGGGTTCTCGGCGGTGTCCGCGGGCAGGGCTTCGGGCGCATCGCCGTCGGACACGGCCTCTCCAGCCGCCGCGAGGATGCCCGCGAGTTCATCCGCCGAGAAACCAAGTGCTGCGAGGTCAATCTCCGCCGCCTGGACACTGGTCAGCGCATCACGCAGCAGCGCCTGGTCCCATGTGGCGTTCTCTGCGATGCGATTATCGGCAAGCCGAAGCGCTTCCTTTTGCGCAGATGCCAAGTGCTTCAGCACAATCACCGGCACCTTGGCGATGCCGAGCGCTTCCGCCGCCGCGAGCCGTCCATGGCCCGCGATCAGCACGCCATCCTCGTCCACCAGCAGCGGATTGGTGAAGCCGAAGGCTTGCATGCTGGCCATGATCTGCGCGAGCTGCGCGGCGTCATGCACGCGCGCATTGCCGGCGTGCGGGCGCAGCGATGCAATCGCGCGGAGTTGGATACGCTCGGCCATCCAGGGAAGCGTCATGGGGGATATCCGGGAAGGGTTGGGCGATGCTGAGGGCACGGATAGGTGCAAACCAGGTGCAAACCTGGGGAGCCGAGGTTTGCAGCTAAGCTATTGAAAGGGCGGGGCTATGGTGCAAACTGCAACCCATATTTTCGGCCTGGCGCTAGCGATGTCGAGCGCGAATGCCCCCCGCATACAAAATGCGCAGGAAGGAACCATGCGATCGAGATTGGGACTGGCTTTTTTTGAAGGGGAACGACCTAAACCCTTCGTGCCTGTCGCACCTTCTCGACGTGTCACCGTCATAGCAAACTCGATTTGCGCGCCGCAATGGGGAGAATTGTAACAGAGCATCAGCATGACAATTCACCCCATTGCGTAGCACTTCACGCCGCGCGTGAACTTAGCTGCAAGCCGAAGTGACTCGCCAAGATTGCAAGCGCAGCAATGAGAATTCCGCCTGCGAAAGGCTGTGACACGGGCCTGCCACTCCAACCGCTACGCGCTGACCATTCGCGCACCGACATCTCAAGCCCCACAACAAACCAGATGCAGGAGCCTGGCGGGCTATCGTCCCCACCCAGCGCATCCATGGCAGCAAATACGCGGCGACGCGCGTCAAGCTGACGGTTGGAGAGCAGATCCGCAGTTGATCCTGGGAGACGGATCAGCTGAGAGGTTGACATGCTATCGAGCGCAGCACTGCGAAATAGCGTGCGGAAGATGCAACCTGCCTCGTGCATCTCTGGCGTGATGGTTCCGTTGGACAGCATCATGCCGAGTGTATCCACGGCGCGGCGATGCCGGACCGGAGTGCCCGTCTCGGGATCTGCGTCGCGGATTGGTGCGCCGACATCGCCATGCTGCAAGCGCCACTTCGATGGCGCTGACAAATCCTCACGCGGCTTGGCGGGATGTTTGGTCTTGCGTTTAGCGGCCATGATTGCTGCCCCCATTGCGCCGCCCCCAGCGGCGATTGGCTTCGTTGGTGATGGCTTGGCGCAGCCATGGGTCGGTGATGTCATCCACCACGATGCTAGCCACGCCATGCCGGTGCCACGCGGCCGCGCGCATGGCGTTCAATTCGGCATCGTTGGTTGCGCTGCGCAGGCGCGTGAGCGGGCTCTGCGCGAGCATCGGGGCGCCGTGCAGGCTCATGCCCGGCCTCCCCATCCCGGTTGGAAATAGGGCTTGGGTTTTGTCGTCCTCTGGCCTATATGGTGGTTATGGATTTCGAGTGGGATGACGCCAAGAGCGAAGCCTGTTTTGCTGGGCGCGGTTTTGACTTCGCCTATGCGATCCAGGTTTTTCTTGATCCGGATCGCCTGATCGAACGCGACGATCGCTTCGATTATGGCGAGCCGCGCTTCCGAGCGCTTGGCCGCATCGGTTCGCGTCTTTTCCTGGTCGTCTACACGCCGCGCGGGGATGCGTTGCGCATCATTTCCGCCCGCAAGGCAAATGCGAAGGAGGTATCTCGCTATGGCGACGGTTCGCGTGAAGCTTGAAGCCGGCAAGTCTGTTGCGGGGCGGATTGATGCCCGCAGGGTTGATGCCACGACCGAGGCTGACCTGAAGCGCCAGGCAGCCGAGGATGATGCCGCAGGGGTGCAGGATGCCGCGTTGTATGCGCGGCGCGTGCGTCGGCGCACCGGGCTGACGCAGGCTGATTTTGCCTCCCGGCTTGGTGTGCCGGTCGATACGGTGCGCAATTGGGAACAGGGCAAGCGCTTGCCGGCGGGGCCGGCCAAAGCGCTGCTCAGGATTTTGGACAAGGCGCCCGAGGCAGCGCTTTCCGCGCTTAGCTGATCGGTCGGGCGCGCATTCACAAGATGGCTCATGCCCGGCCTCCCTCTGCGTCCGTCGCCCAGAGCAGCAGGGCCAGCGCATCGGCCTCGTTGTCATCCGCCGGCGCAAAGCCGCGAGCACGCATGGCAGCGATCATGGCCGCCTTGTCCGCATTGCCCTTTCCGGTCGCGTAGCGCTTGATCGTGCCGACGGGGACGCCCTGGTAGGCGATGGCGCGTTCCTCGCACCACGCCGAAAGGTGGGCCAGAAAGCCGCCGTAGAGGTGTGCGGCGTCAGTACCTGCATGGGCCCGCACTTCTTCGAATGCGATTTGAGACAATTCGCCGGCGAGGTGCGTGACCTCGGTCAGCCATGCGCGAAAGCGGAGAAACCGCATGCCACCGCCCTCGAAGCGGCTGGGCCGAAAGGTCATGGTGCCAGAGGTGATCGCACCGTCGCCTGATCGCAGCGCCCAGCCGGTCGTGGTGCCGAGATCGAGCGCCAGGACGGCCCGTGGTGGTGCGGTGCCGACATCGCAGTCGGAAATGATGGGCGGCCTGCTTGCCAGCGCCGCGGACATGGGGAGAGTCGATAGAGCCATGATTGTCTCCTGATGGGGATGGTTGTGGTGAGGGCGGCGGCGGTGGAGTTCTTGGCGGAGCACACCGTCGCTGCCCGGCTTTGGGGATCGGGTGTTGGGAGGGGGACCTCGGGCGCGCGACCCCGCCCCCCGGGTGTGGTGTGCGCGCGCCTTTGTTGGCGCGCACGCACACCCCCCGTAGGGGGGTGATGAAGAACCTAACTCCTCCAAATGCGAAAGTCTGTTGCTACGACTACAAAAAAGAGGAGTTAGGTGGGAAATTTGAGGAGTTAGGCACCTAACTCCTCTGTCCTCGCAAGCTATTGATTTCATGATTTTATTTTTCGGGAGGAGTGAGGAGTTAGGCCTAACTCCTCAGGAGTTAGGTCATTTTCGGGAGGAGTTAGGTCGTCCAAAACCCCCTGCGGGTAGACCCAGATTTCCGGATTTTCGACGTCCAGGCAGTTGCCGGATTGGGGGCATTTGAAGTGGCTGGGCAGGACGCGGCGGGCGCAGGTGGTCACCTCACCGGTCTCGGGATCCACCGTTTCGATATCCGGGCCAAAGGTCATGCCCTCGACGCAGAGGTAGCCAAAGCGCGACCTGACAACCTCGAGCCCGAACTCGCTGCCGTCGCGGCGGAATTTCACAAAGCCCTTGGTGGCGAGCACGCTCAGGCGCTCGCGGATTGTGTGCTTGCTGCCGAGGCCGAGCGTGTTTGGACCTGTCCCGGTTTTGTGCCGCTCCTTTGATCACATATTGTGCAGCAAAGGGGATGAACCATGAGCACAGGCAGGACGGGTGAATTTCGTAAAGAAGCGGTGCGGATAGCGCTGAC